CAATTGATCGGTCTGTTCTTCGTCAGGTGTCAGACCAGCGGCTGTAATTGCATTGAGAATTTCCTGGGTAACACTGTTGCCCCAACTCGCCGGAATCAGCGACCCCGGCTTTCCTGCAATCGGGTCTTCGTCGACAAACCTGCCGTTTTCCAGACCTGAGCCCGGAATGCTTTTCGGATAATCCATATCACGTCCCTGATGATTTAAAGCGCGGCAGCCAGCCAGCGCGGTGCCACCGGCCGATGCTCACTGAACGGGAAGAATGAGCCTTGCGGCCACTCGCGCAACGCCCGTCGATACGTTTGCAGTTCGGCGTATTGCTCAGTGGTCAATGTCGTGCCGCCGCCGTCCTCCAATTCATCGCGGTCGCGTGCGACCAGGCCGTCGGTGGCGGCGAGCTGCGCTGTACGCCACAAGCGCTCGATGTCAGCAGCTTCATCCGGTGAAGGCGGCGGTGGATCGACCAGAACCGGATAGCCGGTATCGGCACGCACACCAATCACTTTCGGGATGACCGCCATCTGCTGCAGCAACGAGATCCAGTACCCCTGAGGAATTTCGATAACGTCGTCGGGAATGTCCGACGAATTGATACCCGGTACATAGGCGCCCCGGGTACTGGCGCTGAACAAAATATTGAACGGATTCATTCAGTAGCCCTTTGCAAGGTAAAAAACACCCCAGTTCGCACTGACGTCACCGGTGTAGCTTCGCACCTTCAGCCTGCAGCCCTGTTTCGTCGCAGAGTTGGAGTACATGGTAACCATCGCGCCATCGCCCCCCGAGTGGATGGCCACGATCGATGAAAACGCGTTGGGAAAAGAGATAGGAAAGCTGACATTAACGTCGCCTTTGGCATCCGTGGTGCCAACACCCCACTGGTCGATGTTACCGCTGGGATAGCGTTGATAACCGACGTTGCCTACGACACCGGAATGCGCTGTGGCGTACCTGTCGCTGACCGATCCCCCATACAATCGCCACTGATTGCTCAGCTTGATCAGATAAGCGGAATCACCAAGATCCAGCTTCAGCGGTCCGAATGTGCCATTACAGGTTTCGATCTGTTCATTGGCTGCCGGACTGATCGTCAAAATACCGGTGCCCGCATTGATCACGTGAAGGGTACTGGCGTGAGCAATTCCGTTGGTTGAAGGCAACGTCGCTGTGATCGGCGAGTTATTCGCGAAGCTGGCGACTCCACCGATATTGGCAGCACTCAGAACGGTGCTCACTCCATAGGACACGAAACCGGAAAACTGCAAACCTGTTCGGGTTACGAATTCAGTCGTAGCAACCGATTTGCCACTGTCAAATTGCGGCGCAGTCACAAATAACTTGGTACTGCGTAAAGCCCCTAACAGCTGATCATTGGCGGACTCTGTAGGCGTAAGACCGGCAGCCTGGATGACCTTCAGCAACTCCTGCGTGACGCCGTTCCCCCAACTCGCCGGAATCAACGATCCCGGTTTACCCGCTACCGGATCCTCATCGACAAACTTGCCGTCCATCAGGCCCGCACTGGGCACACTTTTTGGATAATCCATTACTCATCTCCTGATCTGAAAACACACGACCTGATGGCGTTAGCCAGCATCAGCGGCGAGCCACTCGGGGGCCGAGGGCCGGGAAACTGACGAAGGAAACTGGCTTGAATCAGGCCAGTCACGCAGTGCCTGGCGGTATTCCAGCAACCGTAGATACTGAGCGGGTTTGAGCGTTGTCCCACGCCCCAGCGCCTGCTCGTCGCGATGCCGCGTCACCCACCATTCCGTAGCCGACAGGCTGGACTGACGCCAGGTGCGTGCTGCTGTCAAAGGCTCTTGCTCCTCGACGACAGTTACAGGAATGACGACAGGGTTGCCCGTGGCCGGTAGCGGCTCGACCTCGTGGCGCAATTCACTGACGGGTGCGCCGATCTCAACGTGCATGCCCTCCGGCACCCGCACCATCGCCTCGACAAAAGCCGGTGCATACAGTTGAGTGATTGCGTACTCACCGGTATCGATCAGCTCGACCGCGACACCGTTTTCCAGCCGTGCATAACGGGCCATTACTCGTACTCCCAGATTTCACAGAAGGCATTACCGCCGACACCGCTAAGAACAGAGGCGGACGCACTGGTCGAACAAGAACCACTGCCACCCGAGCCTCGATTCCCTGAGGTGCCGGGGCCACTAAGGCCCATCAACGGGCCGCCGCCATCAAACGGACTCGCCGCACCGCCGCCGGCCAATACGCCCCAATTGGCGTTGTACATGGCATAACCACCGCCAATTCCACGTGCGTTAGCCAGGTTTCCACCCGTCACGGCTTGCCCTCCGGCGCCACCTTGGACGAAGCCGACTGCCGTGGCTGTCACGGGGAAGGTCAGGATTTGCCCGCCCATGCCTCCCGCTGCGCTCATGTAGCTGCCAAAAGAAGCACCACCACCGGCCTGCCCCATCGCGTTACGTGAAGCGCCACCTGCTCCCAGTGAAACCGGTACGCCGGCCATCATTTCCGCGCTCACGTCATACAAACTCTCGCTATAGGCGCCACCGCCACCGCCACCGCCGATACTGTGATAACCCGCTACCACCGGTGCACAGCCGCCGCCCGAACCACCGGCACCTACCAGACGCACACGAATGCGCCTGGCCCTTGGGTTAGGCTTGTAAACCGTGATCCCAACCGTCTCGATCTGCCGGACTGCCAGCAACCGCCCCACCGCATCGGTGATGCCATAACCAGCCAACGTGGTTGGGGTATTTTTCAGTCTGGTGAAATCAACAAGGGCGCCGATGGCTGTGGCCAGTTGATCGGTTTTGGCTTCATCCGGCGTCAATCCGGCAGCCTTGATCGCGTTGAGAATTTCCTGCGTGACGCTGTTGCCCCACGCTGCGGGAATCAACGATCCCGGTGTTCCGGCGAGCGGATTTTCATCGACGAAGCCGCCGTCGACGAGGCCCACGCCGGGAATAGTTCTTGGATAGTCCACGTCAGAACCTTTTTTCAGTTTTACAGGCAGCCGAATGCCGGCGGCACAAGGCCGCCTGTCAGTATTTCAGTGAGTAAGTCGCGTATTAAACGGTCGGCGAATTCACGAATCTGGCCGGTGCGGTCGGCCACTCAATGACCGATGGATAATCCGCTTGCAGCTCGATACGCGCCAGGTTCAGGGCGTAGCGTTTCCAGGCTTGCAGCGAAGCCGACTGCTCTGCGGTGGCCTCACCCACGTCATAGGCATATTGCAATGGTGCGACGCGAATGATCACCTCACGCAGACGGTTGTCGCGTTCACTATCGGCTTGCGCTGCCAAGCCTGCACGCTCGGCTTCGATGTCCAGTACCCAGTCGTCATCCTTCCAGAAGTAGTAGCTGTTTGGCCGTCCCTTGACCGTCAGATAATCAGGCAGCGGGCCCAGTTCGCTCCAGTAGACATAGTTGCCATTGTCCTTGCGATAGACGAACCGGTTGCGCAGGTCGATCAATTGCGAGGCCTGTGCATTACGCCAAACCCAGACATAACCGACCTCGGGAGTCGGCAACAGCTCCGTCAGCACAATCACATTACCGGGTATCTGAACGCCGATGCCCGGCGTCACTGGCAAGTCGATCGGGCCGGTGAGGATCTGGTTGGTTTCGTCTACTACGTAGTAGTAATCCATTGTTGAACTCCTTTGCTGATGAAAGAAGCCGCAAGCGGGCCTCAAATAAGTTTTATCCGGCCTGGATAAGCCGTGTTGCGCGGACGGGTTTCAATTCCACCGGTGTTTTCGGTGAAGCCGAGACTGATGTTGGCTTGGTTGAACAAGGCATCAGGTGCCGCGTTCTGTGCCGACACCAGCGGTACGCCCAGCAAGTCGCTTTTGAGTTCATGGCGATGGGAGCGGAACATGTCTACCTGCCAACTGCCGATCGAACGACCGGCATCCACGCCTCGACCCTCGTCGCTCAATCGAATGAACTCACCGCGACCTTCCGGCCCGCGAAAGGTCAACGTGCCGTCGCCACTGGTCCAGCCTCCTTCGGCCCCGACTCTTGCGGCCTCGGCGGTCAGCGCGCCGGACTGCTGCGCGTGATCCCACAACCATGGCCAGTCGCTGCGACTGAACACCGCCCCGTTAAGCGGACCGTATCCGCCGGGGTTGAGCAGCGTAGTTGTCTCGAATACAGCCCGGCCCAATGGTGTGCCGTCGAACCGTCCGATCGGCCACCAGTTGCCCGCGCCGTCACTGCGCAGATGCCACCAGTCCCCCGAGCCCATCAGCACGAAAAACGGATAGCCGGCAGCGACCAGATGGGTATGAAATCTGATTTTGTCGGTGCCCGAAGTTCGCACCACCAGGCGCGACGTCGAGTTGTCGACCCGACGCACAATGGCGTCACGGAC